TAAGGTAAATAATCGCCTGTCTTAAATCATAAGGCAAATTGGTATATGAAGACTGCCCCAACCCATTATAACCAGCTAAATAGGTAATCTTTAAGTTATTCACTCCAAGCATCGTGGTTAAGCCTACTGTCCTGACTATTCCACTATCAGCGTTGAAAGTGTAATCCGTTGAGAGTATCAAAGTATCTGCCCCGTAAACCCAGTCCGTATCATCATAAATGCTGGTAATAGATTTGACTGGGATATTTCTTAATTGAATAATATCCGTTCCATCTCCATCCTGATACTCAATAAAAGTAGAGCCTTCTAAAGTATATCCTACCGCATTGTCAGCCTCGTCTTGTGCCGCTTGACATAGAAGAGCAATCTTGTCGTCATCGGTAGTTTGTGAACTTGATATACCTAAAAAATCTTTTACATCCTGCATACTAATTAACATAATTACTCCTTATTAAATCAGCCAATCTTTTTCCCGCATTCTCCCAAGTGAACTTGGAATGTATTCTATCGCTCGCCTTCTTTGCCTTCTTTAATGCTTCCCCGTAATTCTTAATAACATAAATTACCTTATCTATAAAATCTTTCGTATCGGGTATTCTTATCTCAACTATTAAGTTATCGTAATTCTGCAAAACATCTTTTGTAATTCCGTGCTTTAATGTATAACCTACACTATCATCAAAGAAATCCCCGCAACCAGTATAATCCACTCCTACGCAAGGACAACCTGTAGCCATCGCCTCACTTAAAGATAGCCCCCAGCCCTCTCCAAGAGAAGGAAAACAAAACAGGTGTGCCGAATAATATAATTGCTTCATCTCTTCATAAGGAAGTTTCCTTGTATCAAAGATAACATTCTTGTTATTTCCGTAAGCGTGATATGAATTATGTAATAACGGAGTGGGCATTTTTAGCCATATTCTTTTGGGCGAAATCAAGTTACCATTCTCAAAACATATTTTTTTCCAATTCTTAAAAAAATACTTTACTGAATACTTCCAGCTTGATTTTCCTATCGTTGTTTTAATGTAAACTTCTATATTCGGAAACTTCTCAACTACCCTTATGAGTTCCTGCATTAGATGGTAGCCTTTTCTCGGATTTGGAGCTCCCAGCCATAATATTCTGAACTTTTCTTTTCTTTCGGGGAATTTCCTTGCCTTATAAGGATACATCTCTGGTTCAACCCCCTCCCAGCAAACCTCAACCTTCTTGGGATAATATTTCTGGAATACATCCCTGCAATAAGAACTGGGAGTGATTAACATATCAGCCATAGGTAGATTTTTTATATAGCCCGCTGGCAATTCATCAAACTCCCACATAGTTAGCAGGATGTTTTTCTTCCCAGTAATGGGTTTGAAGTGGTCAGCAGGCGTAATATGAAAAGCCAATTCAGCATTGGGGTCAAAATCAAAATACTTTTCGCTGTATTTCTTGAGCATAATATTGTGAGTGGAATATCCTAATACATTCCCATACCCCCCATCTCCAGCATTACAAGCCCAATGTATTTTAATCTTATCCAATTTCCAATTCCTTATGCTGTTTCGTTATTATCCCTTTCTTGCATTCACTTAATAAATTCCGACAAAACGGGCAAAAATGCAACTCTCCTGCATCTGCCTTTATAACATAATTGCACATCAAACACTGATATATACTCTTCTCATCTTTCATATTTTTTTTCCTACAAGATAGACCCCGCCCATAGCAATATGCCCCGACATAATTATTTTATCATCTATGATTTCAAACCATTCATTAAGTAATTTACTTGCCCCTTCAATGCTAAATCTCCAGTAATCATTTTCAGTTACATTGCTATTAAGCAATTGTATGCTGAATAACGCTTTCCCATTATCAGTAAGCATATTAGCTACTGCTTTTACGAGATTAAAGGGATTTCTACAACATTCAGTTACTCCTATACATAACACCCCATCAGCCTTATCGCTTGGCAATTCGGTTTCTATATCCATAACAATATCTGGTTCTTTATGCGGGTTTTTATCTATTGTTATTAAATCAGGAATGTAATGTTTATAGTCAAACACCCATTTGCCTATCTCGTATACTTTATTTCCGACAAGGCTTCCCCTGAATTTATAAATCATCACTTCATTGATTATTTTTCTGATTTCAGTCATACGATTAAAACCTTATTCATATCTTATTATTGCAAGATTATCATCAACCAAATCCATTTTCTTTTCTGGGTTTAATTGGACTATCTCTACATTGAAATTGTGAAACTCGTTTCTTATCCTATTTATAAAACTATCGTTTACGTCCTCTATAATGTAAATCCCGTCCTGCTTGAGTATCGGCAATAATATTCCCGCTGTCATAATATAATGGTCGGGTCTATGAGAGCCATCATCTATGATAATATCAAAATCATTCCCTACCTTTACTTTAAGCTCCTCTACTGACTGCGGAATACTCTGGTCAACATAAAAACTTTTTATTCTCCCTTCGTTAATAAGGGCGTCTTCCCGTATATCTGCCCCGAATATCTCTGCATTGGGAAAGTATTCTTCCCACATTCTCAAACTTGCCCCGCCCTTGTAGTTATTGATATGAGCCATACCTGACGAATTATCATATCCTATCCCTATCTCAAGGACTTTCTTTATTTCATTCCGCCTATACCCGAACAACTTATCATAGACAGGCGTATAATGATGCATAAACTCCCCTACCTTATCCGTTCTGTATTTAATCGCTAATTCACAAAGTTCCGTCATTTTATAAAGTATTCAGGCTTCCCTTTTACTGCGTCAAAATGAACCTTCGCTACCCCGTCTACATTCTGCGTCCTGTATTCTTTAAGAGCCAATTCCTTTAGACATTCCTCTTTCTTTGTCGGGTATACCGCTATATCTCCTTTCAATTCAAAATCATTTACCTGATAGGTGGCATACTTGATAACCTTATCTTTCCATAAATCTAAAGCCACCTGCCCAACTATATTATGCCCGATATGCCCGTGCTTATATACCGCAGGGGCAAATACCCAGCTGGGTTTAATTCCTTTTAGGGCAAAGGCGACTTGACTTGGCGTAAGTTTATCATCGTGCAATCCCAAGAATAATACACTTGCCCCTAATATCTCCATAGCTCGTAATGTTTCCTCTCTTCTTATCTCTGGAGTTATGCCTTTATGTATCATATTCATTCCGTCAGTAACCACGATAACAAGCGGATTATTCTGCTGTATAATATACGAACAAAATAAAGCCTCATCGTCATTATGCGGGGCAAGTAATATATTCATTTATCTTTTCCCAGAATACATTGTTTCTGCTACCGAGAAATTTAAGCATACCTTCTTCCCCAGAATTGAACCATTCTTCTTTTGTGTGCTGACAATAGCTATTGGTTATTATCTCCCTGCCGAGTAATTTCATTTCCGTAATCATACGACAGGCAGTATCAAAACCATTCGGAAGATATACTATCCCTTTACTCATCGCCATTAGCCTTAATACTTCGTTATATGGTTTCCCTTTTACTTCCCTGAACGGCAGATTATTTTTTACGCAATAAGCCAGAGTTTCCCGATAACCCTTAATCCAACTACCAGAATGTAGAATAAAATACTTATTGTCTTGAGGAATATTCTTTAACGAGAGGATATATTTCAACTGCGGTTCGGTGAATACCCCGCTTATGATTGTATTTTCCTTTACCTCAAGTTCTGGGAATAAGCGACAGTATTCATTCCTCTGGGCTTCTGCCTTCCAGAATATATGAGATGCACCCATAAATAATGCAATTATATCCTTTGAGTATTTATCTGGGCAATCGCATTCCTTACCCATAAATCTATGTAAATGGCTTGAGCGATATTTACAATATTTATAATCGCTCTCTATAACCGCATATCTTTTCAAAGAGCCGAATAAACTCTTATCTAACTTTTCAAAGTTCCCCAGAATAACAAAATCATCTGCCCCTACCTTTCCCCTAAAGTCTTCACATTTGATTTTAATGTAGTCGTGCGGGCAGGTATCTATATGCGATTGCAAAGATAATTCTGCCCCGCCAGTAAACTCATCTAAAAACTTATCGGCTAAAAATATAATTCTCATATAAAAACTGCGGTTATTCAAGCGATACCGCAAAACGCTGGGAGGCTATTCCCATTATGCTAACGTATAGATTATACAAATGGCACTTTGTCTTCCTATCGCAAAAGCCCATCTGTTAATCATTCTGAAACGGGTTTGGTCATAATCAAACAGTCCGTAAGGGTCAAGCTCCAAAGCCATTGCCCCTACTCTCCTGCCGATTATGAATTTCTTAAAGTCCGCAAACAAACCTACTGGCTTATACGAACCATCGGTATTAGCTACCTTCTCCGACATCACGAAAGGATAACCGAAAATAGTCGGTGGCATAGCTACTGCCAAAGGTTGCATAATCGGATTGCCGTTGCTATCCACAAGTGAACGAATATAGTGCTGTGCCAAGCGTGAAATCATAAATCTTGCATTGGCTAAATCGCCTTCACTTAATTTATAGATTGCTTCGCTTAACTTCGCAACTGTAATCGTTGACATACTTCCAACAAGAACAACCACATTAGTCGTAAGCACACCAGAAACTAAAAGCCCTGAACACGGAGTTCCAGTTCCATTCAAAGCCTGATTATCAATATCCAAAGCGATACCATAAGCAAATTGCTCGGTAAGAATAGAAGCAATATCTATCCTGCTATCCTGTAATAGTTCATTAGAACTGATAGCATAAGCAGTTGCTTTCTTGGCGGTAAGAGTTACCTGACCAAATGTCGGGTCGCCTTGTGTTAACTGTGCCGCTTCTGCTTTCCAGTTTACTGTGGCTAATGCCGCCTCACTCGGCAAATACATTACATCCGAAGTCATAGGCACTACATTGGCTAATTGCAGAAAATATGCCCTTGACCTTGCCAGCTGGATAATATCCCATTGATATTCATCTGGGACTAAATATCCGCCAGTTGCCGCCGCTCCCTCTGCTAAAGAAGCCTTTGCTATGGTCGCTAACTCTTCCCTTGCTTTCAAATCGTTTATTTTCGGGTGCATAGCTCGCACGAAAGCAATTAAGAATTTGCAGAAACCATTAACATTTTCCTCTTTGGACAAAGAAGCATACTCGGGTCTTCCCACAGTTTGCTCTTTAATAAACCTGCCCTGATGATTAAGGTTATACCCAAAGAACTTCTCCGAACTAATTATCGCTGGTGCAGTGAATTTCTCTAAAGGTAATGCCTCAATCTTTTTAAGGCGTTCATCTATTCCTGTAACGCCTTCCTTGATACCCTTGACCTCATCGCTTACGGGCTTTAATCCCTCAACGACTGCGTCTTTTACTTCTTTTAATTCCACTATTTACTCCTTTCTTTTACTGCTTCGTTTATGACTTTTTTTACATCCCCTATTTCCAATTCCTTACTTTGTGGCTCTGATATGGGGTCTTGCCCCTCATTGCCAAGTAATTTATCGGAGTAGTGGGCTTTATTATCAAATATTGAACTGCATATCGCTACCGCTTGATCTTTATCTTTTCCCTCATTTATGAGTATCGGAATACATCTACTCATAAAATCTTCCCTGCTTTCACCTTCCTGCGGTTTAGGTTTCTGCTCTATCTTAAACTCTTCGTCTTTGAATGATTTATTAACCAATTCACATAATTCCGCCTTCTCCTGTGATATTCTGTAGTCCTGCTGTAATGCCCCTCTATTAGAAGGCACTAATACCTGACTGACTTCAAGCAATTCTATCTCGGTGAACTTCCTGCCAGTAATTCTCTCATTGCCTTCCTCGTCTTTATCCTTAATCCAGTCAAACTTATTCCCCATAAAACCTATAGAATACGAAGCCAATCCTTTCTGTGCCAATACCCACGCCCACTCCGCCTCTTCGTTCTTTACCTGCCCGCCAACGAAGTATTCAAAGGTCGCTTCTACATCATTATCGTTGATTTTGATATTTATCGCCTTGCCTATCTGCTTCCTCAAATCCCAGTAATCGTGGCTGGATAGCAATACTGGGTGTTCCTTGTAGGACTTGAGGTTTTTACGGAATGCCTCTGGTTCTACGACATCTCCATCTCGGTCAACTTTCTTATTGCTGATTACCGCAGTCAAGGTATGCTTGTCTGCATTTATATCCTTGACTTCTGCCCGTAATATCTTAATCAATTTTTCCATACACACTCCTTATTCAACAACTGGTAATAAACTGCATCTGCAATTACAAACCTCTCCCGCATCACCATTGCTCATATCTTGCGGATACATCAACCCGTTACTAAAACTATTCTGCATTGATATTGCCCCTTCTGCCTCACATTCTCTATGACTATCCCTGACTAACTCATCGTGGGCTGTAACCCATCTCTTCTTTTCTACCCCTTCGCTATCATAGTATAGGAATGAACCGCCATTGACAGAACCACCACTTTCAGTTCTGGCAATAAGCCTCGCCCTACTGGCTGATAGATTAAAGAAACTTCTTACCGCCTCTTTCATAGCGTCAACCTGCATCTCTAAACTCGCCCCTTGTGCTATCTGTTCGGTAAGGGCGTCCCGTAATTTATTTTCTAATCGTGTTTTGATAGTGTTATTTATACCTGCTAATTTATCCATTCTGATTTGTAAGTATGAACTTATCTGATGGTCAAAGGCATCGTCAACTGATTTCTTCTTACCCAACGTAGCTTCGGCTATTGCCACCCCGACCCTTATCCCTTCAAGAGTAATCGGTTTCATAGCTTTCTGGAGTTTACTATCCTGTTCCTGCCAGTTTATTGCCAATACCTTTAATTCGTCATCTGACAATTTAAGTATCTTTGCCCGCAGTTCCATTAGATACCTACTTATCTTCCTTTCCATTTTATCTTCAATGCCCGACTGCCCCCGAAGGAATAGCTTGAGAAACTGTGCCTTTTTGGTTTCCCAAGCTATATCCATCTTAGCCGATTTCTCCTCTTCTTCTTCGGGAGTGGCTGGCGGAGTTTCCTCTAATTCTCTTTCCTCTCCGACTTCTACCTGACTGAATGGCATATACGCTTTATCCCGCCAGCCAACCTTATCAAAGCCTAAATTGAGTTTCTTGTTTATCTCGTTGCCAGTAAATAGCATTCTGCTTAGTATCTCACCAGTAGCTACCCTTTCCTTAAAATCTTCCTGAAATGCTGGTATATTTGAATAATCAAAAGCAAGATATAGATTAGGATTGTATGGCTGAATGATATGCTTGTTAATGCTATCCTCAAACTTCCTCATTATCGGCATCAGCCCGTAAATCCAAAATACCCTCATCTGCCCCATAAATGTAGCGTAATTAATATCATCCGTGATAGAGAGCATTGACTTCGGCACTCTCCACATACCATACATTTCTTCCCGCATTAGGCGTTTCTGCTCTATAAACTCCATTTCCTTGTGACTATGTTGTCCGCCATCTTGAGGCTTTAATCCTTTCTCCAGTATCAAAGACTTAAACGAATTACTCGCCCCGACATACTTGGCTTCCAAAGCCTTCTTCAACTGTTCCTTCTGCTCTGGGCTTAAATTGCCTTCTGTGCTTAATATCAGCCCTGCGGAAGCGTTATTCTTAAAGAAAGCATTGTTAAATGTAAGCGTGGCTTGGTCTATTTCCATTTCGTCATCTATCGGTTTCAATGGCGACATTCCTCTCCAGAAATTGTAAGGGTTGAAGTCTTTGGTTTGGACTATCTCTTCGGGAGTGAATATAATCTGCCCGTATTTCCACCCTACCAGCTGGTTTAATTGGTAATCTACGATTTCTTTTATCTGATACGGATTAAGATTGAATAACTGGGCGGGTAATCCTTTTCCTGCCATCTGCCCGATACTATTGACCATCTTTATAAATCCTTCCCCGTATAAAGCGTAATATCCTACCCATTCCTGTATAAAGTCATTCTGGCTCTGCTTGGGATTAGGATTTGCGAATAAAGCCAGTATTCTCGGTTCGTTAACCTCTTCCTGCGTGGTTTTATTGTATATAGCTAACTTTGCCTGTGGGACATTATCGCATAATGCTTTTACTGATTTATAAACAGTAGCTATATTCTCGTATGGTCGGGTAACTTGCTTATAAAACAACTCCATTGGTAGCCCGTGAGAAAACAAATCACCATAAGAGATTGTCTTCTTTTCCACCGCCTCTTTCCTTGCGGTTAATCTACGCAAAAAATTAAATAATTTCATTAAACTCCTTGTATTAAAAGTATCCTCTACAAAAGCCCCGTGAAACTCTCTTTCTTGAGATACTATCTTAAGAAAGAGTAGCGTGTCAGTAACCCACCAACAACACTATTTGTAGAGGATTTTTGAATATCCGATTGATGTTTCGTTTAGTGTTATCTCAATCAGGGTAGTCAGGTTACACGGGGCTTCCTCACGACTATCAATCCCCTCTAAAAACATTCCATCATTTTTTAAGGTAAAAGACTTCTGCCTGAACAAAACCTTTTTATTCATACACACCAAGCGACATCTCCGAGAGACCGTTTATAAGCAAGAACGGCTAACGCAAGCGAAAAAAATGCATCTCCGTGCCCTTCATCTGTTTCAGGGGCTTTCAAATCACAATCTACCGAAAGTATCTGCCTTTTCTGTCGGTCATCTGGTAATAACTCCAATGCTTCGTTTGTAATCAGCTTATCAAGTTCCGTAGCCATAGAGAATTTACTTTTAGAGGTGAAAGTTATGCCTTCCATTTGTGGCGGTAA